GGTCCAGACGAAGGTTATGACGCCCGACGCGTCTCCTCAGCCCCCGGAGGTGAAGCCCGTGCCGGCTGAGCAATCAGCGGCCGAGACCGGGCCGGCTCCCGCTGCTTCCGTCGATCCGGTGACGCCACTGGAGACGCCGCGCGGGCGATATCAGCGTAGCGATCTGCGGTCGGAAGACTGATCTTGTCGGCGCTCGCCGCGATTATCCTGCTCGCGCTTGTCGGCGCCGGGCTGCTTGTTGCAGGAACATTTTTGCTCGCTGGTATCGGCTATGCGCTGGTGCTCAGCGGGCTTTTATTTTTGTCCGCAGCAATGCTGGTGAGCAGAGGTTTGACGCCGAATGGCTAGTCTCTCGTTCATCACCGCAGTGTCGAACGCGCTGACGGTTCGCGCTGCCGTGCCGGACGGACTGCAGCGGCCGCTTGATCGCGGTCGGTGGTGGACTTCGATCGTGAAGGAGCCGTTTACCGGCGCCTGGCAGCGAAATATCTCCGAGAGTCGGGAAAGTATCGTCCGTTTCGGTGCGATCTATTCCGCCGTCACGCTGATCTCCTGCGACATCGCCAAGCTCCGAGTGAAGTTGGTGGAGCGGGACGCCGATCGCATTTGGTCGGAGGTCGAAGTCCCGGCTTTCTCGCCGGTGTTGCGCAAGCCGAACAAATGGCAGAACCGTGTCAAGTTCTATCAGCAGTGGGTTATTTCGAAGTTGCTCCACGGCAACACCTATGTGCTGAAGGAGCGCGATATGCGCGGCGTCGTGGTCGCGATGTATATCCTCGATCCGACACGCGTTAAGCCGCTCGTTGCGCCCAACGGGGACGTCTACTACGAGTGCAAGAAGGACAATCTGTCCGGACTCGAGGATGAAGTCGTCATCCTTCCGGCGAGTGAGATCATTCACGATGTTCATGCGCCGCTGTTTCATCCGTTGGTTGGCCTGTCTCCGATCATGGCTTGCGGCTTGGCCGCCACTCATGGGTTGACGATTCAGGAGAACTCACAGCGCTTCTTCCGGAACAACTCCCAACCTGGTGGCATCCTAGTCGCCCCGGGGCCGATCGACGAAGCAGTGGCGCTTCGGATCAAGGAGGCATGGGAAGCGAACATGACGGGCGAGAACTACGCCCGCGTCGCCGTTATGGGCGATGGCATGAAATACGAGAAGATGACCGTCAGCGCCTCGGATGCGCAGTTGATGGATCAACTCAAGTGGGACGAAAAGAACGTATGTACGGCTTTCCATGTCCCGCCCTACATGATCGGCGTCGGAGAGGCGCCGAAATACGACAACATCCAGGCGCTGCAGCAGCAGTATTACATGCAGTGCCTGCAAGAGCTGATCGAGTGCATCGAGATCTGCCTCGACGAAGGGCTGGGGCTGACCGAGCACCAAGGCCATACGTATGGCACCGAGTTCGATCTCGACGATCTGCTGCGGATGGATTCTGCAACCGCGATCAAAGTCGCTACCGACGGCCTGAAGGGCGTCTTCACGACCAACGAGGCGCGCCGGCGATTCGACCTGAAAAAGGTCAAGGGCGGCGACGAGGTGTACCGCCAAGAGCAGGATCACGCGCTATCGGCGCTGGCCGCTCGCGACGCCTCCGACGACCCGTTCGGGAAGAAACTGGCGCCCGCCGCGACGCCAGCGGCATCTGACGCCGGTGCCAATGACAATTCCGCTCCGGCAGACGTCGCCGCCGCGAAGCAAGTGGCGCACTGGAAGCTGAAGTCACTCCTGGCCGTCTAACATCAGGGCTGTACCGATATGGACCATCGCCTGATTGAGGGCCTGATGGAGGTGATTGCGCCTCTGGTCAAAGAGTACGTCGAGAAGCAGGTCGCCCCGCTGCGCGCCGAACTGGCGGAGTACAAAGCGCGCGCGCCCGAGAAGGGCGAGCCTGGAAAGGATGCGGATCCGACCGCTGTGGCCGCTCTTGTGCTCGAGCAGGTGCGGCCGGATATCGACGCTGCGGTGAAGGGCGCGGTTGAGGCAATCCCGCCCGTCCAGGTCGATCCCGAGTTGGTGCGCCTGGCGGCCGGAGATTTAGTCCACAAGGCGGTGCCGCCGCCGGAACACGTCGCCAGCATGGTTGAGCAGGCCGTCGAGGCGCGCATGGCGCTGATCGAACCGCCGAGGGACGGAAAAGACGCGGATATGGGCGCCGTCTTTGCCGAGATCGAGCGGCGCTTCCAGGAGATACCGACGCCGCGCGATGGCCGCGATTCTGATCCGGCCGAGGTCGAGCGCATGGTCGACGCAGCCGTCACCAAGGCCATGGCCGCGGTGCCGACGCCCAAAGATGGCGAACCGGGCAAGGATGCTGATCCAGAGCACGTCGAAATGTTGGTGCGCCTCGTGGTCGGGGAGGAGATTGGCAAGATCGAGCCGCCGCGCGACGGTAAGGATGCCGACATGGATGCGGTCGCGGAGATCGTGCGCGCGCGTGTCGACGAGGCCGTGGCCGCGATCCGCGTGCCCGAGGACGGCAAGTCGGTGACCGTGGATGATGTCCGCCCGGTGCTCGAGGAGCTGGTTGCGGCGATTCCCCCGGCACCGGCCGGCAAGGACGCAGACGTCGACGCGGTGCTGCGCGCGGTGGACGAGCGGGTGTCGGAGAAGGTGGCCGAGGCGGTCTCATCGATCCGCGTGCCGGAAGATGGCAAGAGCGTGACCGTGGAAGACGTGCGCCCAATGATCGAAGAAGTGGTCAAGGCGGCTGTTGCCGAGATTCCGGTCCCGGTGAACGGCAAGGACGCCGACCCGGCCGAGGTCGCCGCTCTGATCCTCGACGACGTTGTCAAACTCATCCCACCTGGCAGGGACGGCACGAGTGTCACCGTCGAAGACGTGGCGCCAATGCTCGAGCAGTTGGTCGAGAAACGGGTCTCAGCGATCCCGCCGGCACCGGCCGGAAAGGACGGCCGCGACGGCAAGGACGGCGTTGGCATGGCCGGCGGTCTGATCGGCCGGAATGGCGAGCTCATTCTGACGCTGAGCGACGGATCGACCAGGGATGTTGGTGTCATTGTCGGGAAGGACGGCGCGCCAGGCCAGCCGGGCCGCGATGGTCTCGGCTTCGACGATCTCACCGTGGAATATGATGGCGAGCGGACGATCACCCTGCGCTATGCGCGAGACGAGGTGGTCAAGGAAGTCCCGATCAAGATGCCAATCGTGCTCGATCGCGGCGTGTACCGCGAGACCTCAGTCTACGAAAAGGGCGACGGCTGCTCGTTTGGTGGTTCGTTCTGGATCGCTCAGCGGGACAATCCCGACGGCAAGCCGCAGGACGGCAATAAGTCGTGGCGTCTGGCGGTGAAGCGCGGAAAGAACGGCGCCGACGGCGCGCCGCCGAAGGGGCCGATCGGGCCCGTCTCCGTGCCCGGAGCCAAGTCGAAGTGAGGCCGGACTGGTTCCTGGATTGGTCTGGCCTCGCGTGCGCCGTGATCGCATCCGGACCGTCGGCCAAGAAGGCGAACATCGGCGCGCTCCGCGGCAAGATGCCGACGATCGCGATCAAGGAAAACATTGAGCTGTGTCCGTGGGCTGACGTCGTCTACGGCTGCGATGCAGCGTGGTGGAAGAACTCGCAGGGCCTGCCGGAATACAAGGGCTTGAAGGTTGCCTTCGACCGAAGGCTGCAGGGGCAGTTTCCGGACATCAAGTTTGTCGAGATCGACGCGGAAAAGAAGGTCGACCGCATCCTGGTCGAGCGGCCGGGCCTGATCGGCTCGGGAGGAAATTCCGGCTTCCAAGCCGTGAACCTCGCGGTGCAGTTCGGAGCAAGCCGAATTCTGTTGGTCGGCTTCGATTTGCACGATCGTGGTGGAGTCCACTGGTACGGACGCGCCTCCGGCATGGGGCGCAACAACCCGGACGAGAACAATTTCCGCCGCTGGCGCGCGGCGTTCGCGGCTTCGGTGCCGGACTTCGATGCAAATGGCGTCGAGGTGGTGAACGCTACGCCGCACAGCTCTCTGACGTGCTTCAAACGCCAGTCGATCGAAGCGACGTTGCAGGAATGGGGCTTACAGAATGCAGCGTAGGAGCATCTTCATCGGCTGGGATCCGCGCGAGGCGGACGCTTTTGCGGTGGCGCGGGAGTCCATGCGCCGCAACATGACGATCCCGATCCCGATCTACGGTCTCCTGCTGGACGATTTGAAGGCGCGGGGGCTCTACACCCGACCAATGGAGATGCGTCCCAGCGCGGCCGATAAGCCGGTGATGTGGGATGTGGTCTCTGACGCGCCAATGGCGACGCAGCATGCCTGTGCGCGGTTTCTGATCAGGGAATTGGCGCGCGAGGGCTGGGCGCTCTTCGTCGACGGCGACATCCTGGTCCGCGGCAACATCTGCCGGCTGTTCGACCAACTCGACGACTCCAAGGCGCTGTACTGCGTCCAGCACCGGCATGAGCCAGACGCATCGGTGAAAATGGACGGTCAGATGCAGACGCGCTATGCGCGGAAGAACTGGTCGAGCGTGATGGCGATCAACTGCGACCATGTTGCGAACCGGGCCCTCACGCTTGACGTAATCAACAACACGCCGGGGCGGGATCTGCATAGGTTTTTCTGGCTCGCCGATTGCGACATTGGCGAACTTGGGCCCGAGTGGAATTTCCTGGTCGGGCACACGCAAGCAAACGTCGATCCGCAGATCGTACACTTCACCGACGGCACGCCGAGCATGGCCGGCTATGAGAATCAGGCGTTTGCGACTGAGTGGCGAACGGCCCTTAACGGCTGGGCGCGCGGGACGATGGGATTTGGTTGGTAGAAATGGGTCTCGGTGACAACTTGATGGCCACCGGTCTCGCACGCGGAGCTGCGAAGAAAGGCCGGCCGGTCGCATTCGGGGACGGCAACAGGATCATCTGGGACCAGCACAGCGAGCAGATATTCCGGAGCAACCCAAATATCGCGATGCCGAGCCATCATCGCGACCGCAACCTGACCTGGATTCCATTCTACAAGGGTCACCGGATCTACAATTCGCTGGACCGGGCTAACAACCGGTGGAAATGGAACTACGACTTCAAGGCCGCGCCAGGTGAAATCTACCTTTGGGATCACGAGAAAACGCAGGGCGGTCGCTACGGCCGCGGCTTCGTTCTGATCGAGCCCAACGTCCCGTGGTGGAAATCGGTGGCCCCCAACAAGGATTGGGGCATCGAGAACTACCAGCGCGTCGCCGATCTGCTGGTTGCGGAGGGCCATCGCGTCGCTCAGTTCGTCAACCCGAAAGGCGCCAGGCTTAACGGCGTCGAGCAATTGGCGACCACGTCGTTCCGCGACGCATTGGCAATCCTGAAGAACGCCGGGGTCTATGTCGGCCCGGAGGGCGGGCTACACCACGGTGCGGCCGCCGTCGGGGTGCCGGCCGTCGTTCTGTTCGGCGGATTCATCCCGCCCGCGGTGACCGGCTACGATGCGCACGTAAATCTGACGGGTGGCGCCGAGGCGTGCGGATCGCTCTCGGCCTGTGAGCATTGCAAGGTCGCGATGAAGGCAATTTCGGTCGACGAAGTGTTTTCGGCCGCAAAGGACCGGCTCTAAATGGTCGATAAATTCAGACCCTCTGGCGCGCATTACACCGTGCAGCGTCGTGTGGCCGGGCATCACAATGTCAGGCTCGACGGAATCAGCGACCTTGTGCTCCGCGCCAAAGGCGTCGCCGTTATGGACATCGGGTGCAATCGCGGGATGGTGGGCTACGAGTTCGCCACGAACGGCGCGAAACTGGTTCATGGCTGCGACCTATATCACGTCGGGATCCAGACTGCGCGCGAGGTGTTCGCCGACCTGCGCTCCGTTGATAGCCGCTTCGAGGTGATCGATCTGGCGAACGGCCCATCATCGTTAGATGTGTTCGGAGGTCAGCAGTACGACATCGTGCTGATGCTGGCGACGTACCACAAGCTCAAGAGGGTCATGCCGGCCGAGCGGCTGACCGCGCTCATGGTGCACATTGGTCGCTTGACCAAAGGATATTTCGGCTGGCGTGCGACGTCGGACAAGCCCGACGAAAACGACATGGAAATGGAATCGCTTGATCGCGACCTCGGATCGGTCGGAATGATGCGTATCCAGACATCCTACATCTCGAAGGAGCTCGGTGTGGCAGCTATCTGGGGGCGCCAATAATGAAGCCCTATGAGTCCAATATCCTCCAGGTTCCGGAGGAGATCGGCGCGTACTGCTGGGTCCTGCGGCGCGAGGGCATAGCCTCATATCTCGAGATCGGCTCGAAGTATGGTGGATCGCTGTGGCGGGCTGCAATGGCTCTGCCTGTCGGCTCAAGGATTGTGTCGATCGACCTTCCGAACGGCACTAAGGCATGGCGGGACAGTGAGGCAGCTCTGAAGCAGTGCATCGCGGATCTGTGCGCGCGTGGATATGACGCGCGCGTGATCTGGGGCGACAGTCGGTCGAAAGAGGTCATTCACCGGGCGGCGTCGTGGGGGCCCTACGATGCAATCATGATCGACGCGGATCACCGTCTCGCAGGCGTGACCGCGGACTGGGCGAACTACGGTCAGATGGCAACGCGCCTGGTCGCCTTTCACGACATCGCATGGTATCGCCAGCCGGAGTGGCAGGGCGTCCGCATCGATGTCCCGCAGTTCTGGGACAAACTGAAGGCCAGCTATCGACACGAAGAGTTCAAGTTCTGCCCGACCGGCAAGAACAACGGAATCGGTGTTCTGTGGAAGAATTGAACGTCGTCGTCTTCCGCTGGGGGAAGAAATACGGCGGTGAGTACATCGAGCGACTGAAGGCGGGTTTTAAGCGTCACCTGAAGCAGGAATTCCGGTTCTGCGTGATGGCGCCGGAGGCCGAGGACGAGCACCTCACCAAGATCCCAGGGTGCTTCTGCCGTCTGCGGATGTGGGATCCTGAGTGGCAGGCAAAGCACGGGCTTTCCGGCCGCATCGTCTGCGTCGATCTCGACGTCATAATCACCGGCCAGTTGGACGACTTGTTTGATCGGCCGGAGGAGTTCGTCATTCTGAGCGGGGCTAATAGCTCGAATCCGTGCCCCTACAATGGATCGTTGATGATGCTGCGCACTGGCACGCGGCCGGACGTGTGGCTGGACTTCAGTTTGGATGCCGCGAAGAACGTGCCATATTTCGAGTTTCCCGATGACCAAGGCTGGCTCTGGCACAAGATCCCGGATGCCGCTGGCTGGAAGGCGGGATCAGAGAGCGGCGTATTCGCGTTTCAGAAGCGAGGCTGGCCCAAAGGCACTGACCTGCCGAAGGATGCCAAGATGGTGGTCTTTCCCGGCTGGCGAGACCCGTCAAAGTTCACCCACCTCGACTGGGTGAAGAAGCACTGGACCTAGAATGAGTTTGAGTCCGAACAAGGTGGCGTTTTTCATTCCGCCCGAATTGAAGGATTTCAAGCTCAAGTTGTTCAACCGGATCGGCGCGTCGATCGAGAAGGCCGGTGGCCGGATTATCCGGGGCGATCATCGGCTACTGGAAACCCTGCCGCTCGATGTTACGCCGATCGTCGGATGTTCTCCGCAACTGTCGGAGATGATCTCTAATTGGCGGGAGTCTGGTCGGTCGTGGCTATATTGGGATCGTGGCTACTGCCGACGCGTCTTTGCCACATGGCTTCCCAAAGGAGAGGGGGGCGGATACTACCGCTGGCACCACAACGCATACCAACTTCGTAAAATGCGCGACGTTCCTGACGATCGCTGGAAGTCGATGCGGACCGAGATGCTGCCGTGGCGCAAGAGCGGGAAGCACATCGTCATCGCGGCGCCTACACGAACCTACGCGCGGTTTCACAAGTGCGAGAGTTGGATCGCTGATACAATCGACATGCTTGCCCGCAACACAGACCGTCAACTCGTTATTCGCGACAAGGAATCCAAGCGCTCGCTGCAGGCGGATCTCGACGGGGCGCATGCACTCGTGACGCACGGCTCTATTGCGGCTGTCGAGTCGGTCATTCTGGGATGCCCGGTGTTCGTGCACTCGGACAGCGCTGCGGCGCTAGTTGGGAGAACGGATCTCACCAAGATCGAAACTCCAGCATATCCGGACCGAGACCAATGGGTTCACTCGCTGC